ATCAATATCCATTTGTACATTTTCTGGTATTTCAGGCATACTGATTTCATAGTTTTCAGGAACTTTAGCTTTTACTTCATTAGCTATATCTTCTCTAATTTGTTTAGATAAATCTTCTGTTCTTGATCCTAATTTTTTTTCTAATGAATTATAACTACTAGATAGTTCTTCTATATTAATTTCATTAGTATCTTTGTTCCAAAATTTATCTTGAACAAAATCTGGTTTAGAACTTTCTTCTGTTTGTTCTGTTTGAGTAACTACTTCTTCTTCCATTCTTTACCTCGCTTAATTCTGTTTTTAATTTGTTGCAGCATAAATCGTTGTCCTTCTAAATGCCATAATACTCTACTATCAGCAGTAGGATTTACTGTAGTATTCATAACAATACTATCAAAGTATTCCAATATTTTTTTTCCGTCAGGATCAGAAAAAACTGCAGCAAATATTTGATCTATTTCGCTAGTATCTTTTTTATTGTCCTTCTGGCGATTGACTAGGGATTCCCAACTCATTTTGTGCCATATTAGACTGTTGTGCCATGTTTTGCAACGATTGAATTATTTGTTGCTGCTCTTGTGGATCTCGTATTAATTTTTCTGGTAATCCTAATTTTTCTGCTAAATATCTAGCTACTTCATCTTGTTTAACAATCATATTAAGAATTTGTGGGCCAAATGTTTGAGCTAGTATTGCATTAAAATTATTAACTACTGCAACATCTTGTTGATGTTGAGCTTGAGCTAATGGTGATTGAGCTATGACAGTTACTTCTCTATTATCAATTTTTGGAATTGCTATTCTACCTTGTTTAGATAATATTCTAATTACTCTACGAAGTAATGGTGTTACAAATTCTGATTGTAGTCTACCAAATGATGATCCAATTTGTCTTGATAGATCTGCCATTCTTTCAGATACTTCAGTAGCAGACATTGGTGTACCTTCTGGTCTACCTAATGTTTCCATGTATAATGCTTTCTTAATATTTTGACGCATATCAGCTAATATTAATTGAGCTACATCAAATCTACCAGCACCAGCTAAAGGTGTAAGACCTCTACTATTTGGAGCTACAGGAATTAAAGCACCTGGCACAAGATTTATATTATCAGGATTAACAACACCATCATCTTCATAAGTATATATTCCACTAATATTCATTTGTGCATTTTGTAATATTAGTTCTACTGTAAGATTAGTTGTTTTAATTGCAGCCATGCTATTAAATACAGGCCCTCTTCCATAAACTTCACCTGATCCTTTATTCCATCTAAATACAATATAAGGATTGCTACCAACTCCATCTAATTCTTTTTCAAAAATAATTTCTTCTTCATTCATACAAGCAACACAATATTTATATTTTTCTGTGTTTGCTTCATCGTAAATTTTGTAAACACCTTCTACAATATTTGCTTTTTTAGTTTCATTATTCTCAATAGCTTTTAACATCTTTTCAGACATTTCCGCTTTAGGATAAGCAGTCATTAATTGATTATATGCTATCTGTCTTTTTCTAAATACTGTATCTACTTTATTATCTGGCCCATTGTTTAACATTACTTTAGGCAAAGGAATTGCAGTAAATTTTATAGGATTTAATGCATCACCTTCTTCTACTAGCATTACACCAGTGCCAATAGCACAATCCATAAATGCTTCATGTACTTCTTGATTAAAGTTTGATCCAGCTAATATTTCAAAAACATATTTAGTTATCTCATCTAATGCTTCATTAACTGCTGGTCTTTGATCTTCTGGTATATCAGTACCAGCTTCAAAGTTTGCCCATCTGCCATAAGTAGGAACTATACCAGCTTGTAATCTACTAGCAAATTCTTGAATACCTACTACTGCAGTTTCATCAAATATTTTATCAGTACGTCTTTCGCCTATTGTTTCTTCATAAAAAGATTCTCTTGAAGGCATTGTATATTCATATGCTTCTTCATATTTATCTTTCCAATGATCAAAGATTGTTTCTGCATCTTGATACTTTTTAAAAAAATTTTTAAATTTATTATCAGTATATCCTGATGAAATATTTTTTTCTGCTACTGGTATAAATGCCATTATAATCCTCCAACCATTCTACCTTCTATTGTTCTTTTTCTTCCATCAAAAAATGTTCTTGATCCTTTTACAGCTGCTTCTTTTCTAGCTATTGCAGCTTTTCTGTTTAATGCTTGTTGTACTGATGCAGCTTCTTCACTTTCTGCCTGTGCTTTAGTATCTTGTATTGTTGCATCAGAAGTATCTCTTGTACTTGGACTAGCTGCTGCATAAGATGTAGAACTTTGTAATGCAGTATTAAAACTAGTTACATAATCTGAATATCTTTTTTTATTATAATCCATAAATGCTGCACCCATTAATGGAATACCCAAAGTTGCCATAGCTCCTGTTGCAATCATTTGTAATCTTTTTTGTGATTCAAACATTTGTTTAGAAATAGGTATTTGACCCATAATAGTTGATTCACCACTACCCATAGAAGCACCCATTACAGATCCAGTTCCTGATATAATTTGATTATTTACAACATTTTGAAAACTTCCTGTTTCAGGATTGTATGTTCCCATACCAGCTTCTGCCATTCTTTTTTTAGCTGATTCAGATGCAGCTTTTCCATACATTTGAGGGTTAGGTGCATTTGATGCAACATATCCCATTTGTGGGCCACCAATACCTCCTACTGCTGTTAAACCAATATCTTTTTTTACTTGTTTAGAAATTTGATTAGCTTGATTATTATTATTGTTATTACTTCCACCTCCTCCTCCACCAGAAGATGAACTTGTACTTGTATTACCGCCCATTATTTTTCCTTACCTTCTTGATAAAATCCTCTACCACCAGCTCTTGAGAATAATGATCTCATTCCAACCATACCTTTTTCTTTTCTTTTTTTTAATTTAGCTTCTTTTTTTTCTAATTCTTCTTGTTCTTTTAATTCTTCTTTTCTTCTTCTTTCAATATCTTCTCTAACTGCTTTGTCTGCAGCAGTTTCTTGATACTTTGGCTTTCTAAATGCACCCATAATTATAGTTCTATTTCACACATTCCATTCTTTTTCAACGCACAATATAGCTGATTAGGTGTAAATATCCAAAACCTAGACCAACCTATCATTCTTTGCACATAACTAACGCAGCTATGTTCTTTAATCCATGATCCCATAATAACTGGGAATTTAGATACTTTATTCTGTACTGGCACTTTCAATATGTGTCCATTCTTCATTTGTATTAATCTAAATATTTTATCTACTTCTTGTTCATCAAGTATTTCTATATTTAATTTACCAAATAAATATTCTGCTATTAACCATATTTTTTTTTCAGGATCATATCCCATTACTCCACAATGTTTAAAACCTTTTTTAAAAAATTTAGTATGCCTATGATAATCTCTATTTTCGTAGAAATATACTAACCATTCATTCTGTTTTGCCATACACTTCTTCTTTTTTTATTACCAAATATATTCCAACCTCTAGTCTTAACTACTGTTGGATTTTTAGCTTTACCAGATATTAATTGTTTACCTTCACCAGCTCCTAATAATAAATACTGTAATGCGTCATGAACATGGGAATATCTATTTTTCATTGGCTTTTCATCATATCTATCACCTGAAGTCTGCATTCTTCTGTAGAAATAACCACCATTAAATCCTTTTTTAAGATTAATACATCTATGATCTACTAAGAAACCAGCAGATCCTTCTACTAATCTAGCTAATGAAGTTTCAACAGCTTCTATTCTAAGAGCTACATCATTACTATGAGTAGGTTTACCCATTATGCCATTTTGTCGCAGTATTTGAAATGGTGTAGTTTCATCTGTTTGAGCTCTAAAATCTCCAGCTGGATCACCAAATACTTCTATATCTAAGTTTCTATAATTCTTTGCAAATTCATATTTTAATAATTCACTAAATCTTGCAATACCCATATCAAAACAAACTAACTCCTGAAGTATTATCCATCTACCATTAGGTAGCTTTTGACCGAACACTGCAGCTGGTGTTAGTCCAAAGTCAATACCAACAAAAACTGTTGTTTGAGCCGGCTCTAGATCTTCTTTTGATAAATGTATTTCCATATTCCAGTTAGGATATACTGGTTTACCTTCTTCTAAAGATCCTAGTTTATTCATTACATAAACATCAATCCACCCTTTCATCTTACCTTTGATAATATTGTTATAATAATCTTGTGTAAGATTGTTTTGATTTTCACATTTACTATTTCTTTTATATCCTTTGAGTGTACCATCTTTATTTTTATCTTCTAATAAAGCAGATGGCTGCGTATAAAAATTCCAGTTCTCAGGCTTCACTAACATTAAAGCTTCATCTCTTGAAAGATGATCTGGTACTGGTACATCACCAGCCATAATAGGCCACCAATGATCTTCTTCTGGTGCGTTTGTATCTGCAATAACTCCATACCAAGAAGCACCACCATCACGCATACTAGGATATCTACCTACCCTCATAGTACAAGCGTCAATAATGCTCTTAGGAAGCTCTCTGGCTTCGTTTACCCATACACCTGTTAGTTCTAATGATAAAAGCTTTTTAACGTCCTCAGGCCTATCTAAAGCTAAGAATATGACCTCTAATTCTAGTTCACCTACATTTATTCTATGCGTATAAGGTACTGACCATGAAAATACACCCCATTCATTCTCAGGAAACCAATCTAACCATGTCTTGATAGTAGTTGTTTTAAGTTGGGGATTAGTATTCCGAATAACTGCCCATCTACTTTTTCTTTTTCCTTGAGCATTTTTCTCTTGTTGGAGAGCTCGTCTAAGTACCTCAATAGCGCAAGCAACAGACTTGCCACTTCCTACTGGCCCTCGTAAACCTCTAAAAAATTCATTGCCCTTTAGAAAGTTCTTTAAGGTATTGCCATCTGGTTTGTAACTTAGCTGTGCCATTTATACCAGATTCTTGTCTATCGCTTCTCTTAGCAATTTTTCTCTGACTTTTGGGCCAAGGCTTTCTATCAATTTGTCGCATTCCCTGTCCGTTACTGAAGCTTCGGGAAGGAATTTTAGATGTACCTTTCTTACGATCTGCCTTAGCTTCCGTCTTTCTGCTAGAGAAATGTTGAACAGCTGCCTGTTCTCCAGATTCGTTACGTCGTCTGTTTTGTCTATACTCATACAAAAACTCCTTAAATAAATCCCAATCAAGATATACCATTGGGTTAGAAAAGTCTTTCTTTAATACTAAAAGATCAGCAGATCCTTTCCATTTATCTAATTGGGCGAAGCCCTCGCCATTTTTTCTAGCTTTGACTTCAATGTTAGTTCCCTGAAATAGGTCAGATACTTGAACATCATGAGGGAACGCAGCAATAGCACCAGATAAAGGTTGTCTCCTGGCATTAAACCCTTCAGCTTGAAAGAGTTTTACTATTTCGTTCTCTACTCTAGTACCCTTTCTTTTTGCTTTGCTTGACAACTTTCATTCCTTTTTTCTTTGCTGTTTCTTTTGCTTTTTTCTTTCCAGCAGCAGTATATGGAAATTTCATTTTACCAACTTTAGGCATTTTCGACCTCACTTTCTTTACTGACTTTAGACTTTAAAACTTGACTACGCAATACTATTCTATCTTCATAAGCTTTATCTAGCTTATTTATTAATACATTATTTATTTCTTTAATATCTTTTACTTCTTCTTGAAGTATTCTTACAGTAGTCGTTAAATCATCAATAGTCATAGTTTTCATTCCTCGTTGTTATAAAATTTTTTTAGGTAAACTACAACTATATTAGAAATAAAATATTATTTCAATTCACTTACTAACAGTTCCACGCTCTAAGTGATTTATTTATTCTAGAATCAGGATCTCTTGCTGTTTTTGCAGAAGTCAGTTTCTTTTTCATACCTTTCATTCTAGCACAGAATGATTTTCTTCTCTTATTGCCCTTTTTCTTGGAAGGGGCTTTAAGATTGCCACCAGTAGCTCTGTTATAACTAGCTCTACCTTTGGCATTTAAACCACCACTAGGGTTTTTACCTTCTTTTCTTTGCCATGCTGGAGTTGCCATTAAAAACTCCTAAACTTTTTTACTTTAGCTGCTATACTTTTAGGCTGCTTAGACACTTGTTTGCCTTTTTTCTTTGTTTTTCTTTTAGCAGCAGTAGTTCTAGCGTATTCACTAGGAGATAAAGCTTTAATAGCAGCACTTGGCAAATATCTTTCCCCTGTTTCAGAAGATTTCTTCCCAGATTTGGTACGCCATTTCTGTTTACCCCATGCTTTTAGCGATTGTTGTGACCTTGCTAAAGCCATTATCTATATCCACCACCAGCAGCTTTATATCTTTTGGCTAATAGCTGTGCTTTTCTAGCAGACCATTGTCCAGCAGCAGTACCTTGTACAGCAGATGACTTAATGGACTGAAACAGTCTTTTTCTAAGAGTAGGCTTAGTATAGTTACCAGCCTTATTTACTGTACTTTTTTTCTTCATAATTTTTTTTGCCTTGCAAGGCGTGAGAGAAACCCTCTCTTGGTTTATCGTCTAAAGACATTTTACCTTAAATCTTAGAAATATTTTTGTCTACGCACATATGTTTACTTTTTTTAACTCTGTTGTGTGTATGACATCTTTACCACTAACCACTTGTTAGTTTTTAACCCCCACCCTCTCGTTCTAGCTAAGATCGATACTAACCTTTATATCTCCGACTACTTGGTGATTAACTTTGTCTGGTGTACGTAATCCAACTCTATCTAGTATATCCTTACTCGCTTCTAGTTGTACGTACTCTGATTTAGCATTGTTACTAAGTTGTACTAACTTATTACTTGCGGTGACAGCACCTAGACCTATCGTTCTTGACACACATTCCATCATGTATCTCTGTACTTTTGGAAGTCGTAATGTACGAGAAGCACTTACCCTAGCTGATTCTCTACTGACTTTTGTTGAATATCCAGCCTTTTCTGCTGCTTCAACTATACTACAACCTGTTGATACGATGGTATCGACAAGAGCCTTCTGTTTATCTGTTAATTCCGTATTATCCGTCATCTTCGTTATCGTTGGATAATTGTAATCATTGATAAAATCATGTCAAGTATAATCAACACAGTGTGACAATATGGAGCTAATCCAGCTCTCGCTAAAGTGCAGCCAAGGTCTGCACCCTAAAGGGCTTCGATCTGGGCTAAAGAGAATAAAAGAATAAAAATAAAGAATTAAGAATAAGAATATAATAACAATAATAGAAAGGATAAATAATGATAATAATAAATATGATAATGTTAATATATATAATTATTAAAATAAGATGGATCGCTGAAACGGTCAAATGCCATACAAGTAAAACCAAGTAAAGATGCGAATAGTTCGCGGATCCACGATAGCTTCGCTATCCCACTCCACGAACGATTAGATCTTGA